GTTCCAGCACGTCTGCCCGCTTCGTTGCGAGCGTGGCGATATCTTCAGAAGTGAAGATCGGTTGCCCGCTATCGTCGCGGCAGCACGCCACAACCAAACGCTCACGGAACTCCTGAATCCGTGCGTCGACTGTTGCCCCGGCCTTATTAGTAAAGCTCCGCTCAAATCGCGTACGCTCGCCTGCAGTCATGCCCCACACTGGCACCACAGCACCCTCGCCTAACTCCGGTAGTGGCACGTCCTCGCGCGGCCGGTCCTGCAGTCCATTCAAAAACGCCGCACGGTCAATCACTGTCCTCGTCATCAGATCCCCCGATCTTATTTCCATTTTCGTCGTACCCTGTAAACTCACCTGCCCGATACGCCTCGCGGTCTTCGGGCTCAATTCCTTTCGCCAGCATTTCCCGGCTCAGCAGCACCTGCTGCCGGTTGTCTTTCCAGCCCTTGCAGGCTTGCTCTGCCTCATCGTCTGCTGGCTCTGCGTCGCCGTTACCCACAAGCAGCACGGCTGCCCGTTGTGGCACCTCAATAACAGCGCCACGCAGCCAGAATCGTCGCCCGCCTCGCTCCGTCATCTGTTCAGAATCGGGAGCACTGGCGGCAACGCCGAGGTCATCACGTATCAGCCGGATCTGCATTGTTCAGCCAATCAGGTTGAGTAACTGAACAACTGGTCGAGCTTGAGCGAGACGTCTGCTTTCAGGCCGTCGTTCATCGCGCCAGTAAAGCCAAAACCAACGCCAGCACTTGTGAATGGGCTGTTCGTGGTGTCTGCAAAGGTGCAGTCCCAATTGCAGGCAGCCGGGGTTGTCACAAGATCAGTGATTGCCTGATGTCCTGCGAGCGCGGGGTCGTAGAAGATGGAAAAATCGAAACTGCCACCTTCGCTGTACCCGGTTGGCTCGTACTCTTTGCCAGCGCCGCTGGTGTCGATGGTGGTGCTGTCAAATGTCTCCGACTCTGCACCGCTGTGCGAAAACTCCGTAATCTGTGCAACGGCAGTCAGCACGGTGGCAATTTCCTGCTTAATAACCGTCCCTTTAACCCTCACTTTTGCCATTGCTCAGCCCTTTCGTTTAGCGCCGTTGTTTGGCGATTTCTTTTTGGAGTTGTTTGTCTGCGCGTGCCTGCATCAGTGCCGGTAGTTTGCCTGCTGCACGACGAAACGCTAACGAGGCAAGCCCTGCCTGCTGTGCTGGCATTGCGCCGGTCGGCTGTAGTACTTTCCCAGGCTGCGCAACGCCCGCTGATGCCGATCGCTTCTGCCCCCGGTATCGCTTCTTTGTTCCCATGATCCACCAGTGCACGTTTGGCGCACCAATTCCAACACCCCGCCCTTTTCGTGACGGCGTGTTGTTCTGTTTCTGTCCGCTTCGGCCCTTGCCAACGTGTACACCGACCTTTGCGGTGATTCGCTTTGACCCCTTTACGATTCCCCGAATTGCTAGCCGGGCTTCTTTGACCTTGGGCGAAAGCGCCCGCCGCATTTCCTTCCCAATCTCGTTCACTGCCGCACGGAGTGCAGCCTTGACTATCCTTCGGCCGCTGTTTGTTTCCATCTCCCGAAACAGTCGCGTTAGCTCCTGCAATCCTTCGATGGTCACATCATCAGCCATAACGCATTTCCTCCCCGCGCACGTCAAACCCGTTCGGCTTCGTCACGTCAAACGCACTGCCACCGTCCTTGCGGGTCTTGATGCGATATTGAGTCTTCGCGGTGTCACTCCAGTCCCACGGCGATTGGCCGTAGTCCATTGACTCGACGGTGTAGGTGTAGGTCACGCCATTGATAGTCCGCGCGATGATGTCACCAACTGCAGGCGTGCCCAACGTGTAGGATGCCACCGGAATCAGCCAGTCGGCATAATCCACGGTGGCTTCCGTATTCTCACCCAGCGTGCCTTTCTGCGTCGTCCCTTGAATTGCGTTGCTCACTGTGATCGTGGTTGCGCCGCGCGAAACGGTGACGGGTACACCCGCCGCCGTCCGCGTCAGTGCTAATCCTGCAGTGATTGCTGATTCAAGAATCGACACAATCCAGCCTCATCAGGTTTCGAGTGCTTCGGTGCTCAGAATCGCATCTGTGACGATGATCGGCACACCGAACGACTCTGAAGGAAATCCTGCAGGTGCCCCGGTTGCATTGGTAGCCGTTCGGCTCTGCTGCAACTGCTTCAGACTCCGGCGATTCATGACCAGCACAGTCGGCTGCCGTCCTGCCGGGAACTCGCTCAGCAGGCTGGAAATCAGGTCATCCGTGAGACCCTTGCCACTGTCTGCGGTCAGGTTGGCAATGCGACCGATGGAGTACGCCCCGCCCATCTGCAGGCCCATCCACACGCTGCATGGCGTGTCGTATGCGTGGTACCATCCATTGGCACCCTGCACGCGGGCAATCTGCGTGTCGCCGATCTGAATCTGTGGTTGAGTAACCATTGCCACGTCATCAGTTCCGAGTCGCACGGCGTACACGCTTGATGCGGTGTCGGCGGTTGTGCCGCCTGCGTTAATCACCATCGCGTCAGCCAGTGCGTCAAGGTAGGCTGAGTTCAGGAACCCAGTGAACCCGGCGGCCTCGCCCCCGGTGCCGGTGCCGTAGAACACCTGGCTTTCAGCCTTGAACAACATTGCAGCCAAATGGCGGGCGCCCTCGCGGGCAATCACCTGCTCTGGCGTGCTCTGGCTGTCGCCGTCTGCGGATCGCACGTCAATGGCAAAACTGAAGTCTGCGATCTTCAGATTGACGGTCACCACGGTGTCGCTGCTGTGGTCGTTGTCGCGTCCGTCGTTTTCAGAGCGGAAACCAACCACGGGCGCACCCGTGTACTTTCGGTACTTGTGAACGGTGTTTGATCCGCTCGGATTGATTCGCGGCATTCTGGCCACGAATGGAGAATCCTGTAGCAGGTCAGACGTTGCGGTTTGGGCAACGTCAAACGCGCCCGCCACAAGGTCCGCCACGGTCATATTATCGTCAGCCATTGGTCAGACCCTCCTCAGTTGTGGCTTGCGCCGTTGATTTTGATGCGGTTTGCGAACCCTTCCGACAGGCTACGCGCCCTCGGTTTTTCCGTGCTGGTGTCGTCGCCGAATTGTTGCGGCTCGTCTTCACCGAGTTGCACTGCTGCGATGCGGCTTGCAAGCTCGTCACGCTCTGCGGTCAGGGTTTCCACCTGTGCGCGTAGCGCGGACAACTGCAGTGCTTGGCAATCTTCAAAGCTCTTTCCTTCAGCGAACCACACGCCGCCCTCAGCACCGAACGCAGTCAGGAATCGCTGCAGATCTGCGGTGAAGGTTTCGCGGGTCACTTCGGGGGCTGCCGGAACTTCCGGCGTGTCAACGGCGTCTGCCATTGGTTCTGCCTCCTTAACGAGTGACAGGTTGTGACGGGACAGAAAACGGCTGACAGCGGCTTTGATGCGGTCGCTGTCAACGCTCAACGCTTTCAGTTCCGGCCGCCCGTCTGACAGGCCGAAGGCGAATTCGAATAACCCTTCCGCGTCCTGTGCAACCTGCTGTTCACGATGAAACAGCCCGTCAGGATTGGCGGCCGGGGAATCCACAACGTCTGCCGCTCGCAATTGCTGCAGCCGTGCGTGTGGATAGTTGTTTCTGTTGTCCTCGTCAGGGCTGACAAATCGGCCGCCCTGTGTGTTCTCCAGCCTGTGTAGTTCGCTGGCTGCTGCGTCGTGGTCAAACACGATTGAGATGCCAAAATCTTCCGGGGCGTCCTCAGCCAGTTGCATCACGTACTCGGCAAGGTTGCCGTCTGGCGTTTTGGTTGCAGACTCCTGAAAGTGCAGGTCACCAATAACGCGGTCACCCTCAGTGCGCAGGTTGTGAACCTTCCCCAGGTACGTGCCGAGTCCGTCACTGCTCAGCCCGGGATGGGTGAAGCGGGCTTTCAGTCCGGTGTTTTTCGCATTGCCTGCGGCAGTCACGTCTGACAGGAAATCATCGTCAACCCACAGGTCGTGCCCGAGTGCCTCGCCGCGCGTGATGATGCTTGCACCGTTGATAACGCCAAACCCGTACATGCCGCCCTCGCGGTCAATCTCGCTGGCGTTTGCCGTTGCTGTGCGTGCCCTGAAGTATTTCAGCGGGAGTTCAATTACGCTCATGCTCTGCCCCTCGTGTTTCGGTCCTGCGTGTCATCAGCCACCGTCTCGACTGGTTGCATGACGTAATTAAGCGGGACGCCCTTTGACGCTGCGTAGTCGCGTGCGCGTGCAATGGCGTCGATGTTTTCCTCGTACTCCCCGCGCCCGGTCTCCTTGCAGATGCGGTAGGGGTTATCGAGCCCGGCATTGATTGCGGCCACCGCGCCGTTGATTTCTTTGGTCGGGTCCCACCACGGCATGCCCCTGTGGACCCACTCAAAGGTCAGGTCATTGATTGTGCGGCCGCGTGG